GGATGATCCATTAACAGAAGATGTAGATGAAACATTAGAAGCTGTTAATTTTTCAGCAGGAAATATATCAAGATGGTTATGTAGATATATTGTTTACCCATTAGCATCAAACGTAGCTATGGGTGGTTATGATGAAAATGATCTAAGTAATCCAGATCTTTGGGGAACAAGTAATGTACATATGGGAGCTTTGACATATAGAAATTATCGAAAAGCTAATGGTGACAACGATTATGATTATGGAGTATCAGGCTCTTTACAATGGGGTTATCCAGAATCAGTTTGTCACGAGATAATTCAAAATGCAGTAAGATTGATGACTTCAAATATTGAAGGAGCAAACTATCAATCACAAGCAATAGAAGCAGAGCAGAGCAGATCAATATAAATGAGCTTTTTGCTCCCTGCGCAATGATAGGCTGTATCATCTTTTTGATGTGAGGCCTATTGTTGTTTTATAAAGTAAAATAAAGTATTTTTGTATCATGGCATCATTGAATGAAATAGCATACAATATAAAAAATATGGCGTATGGTGGTAGCTCTACCATTAATGAAGAAAATATTGGAATACGTCAAATAAAATTCTGGGTACATTATTATAGAGCTAAAATGATTAAAGATTTTTACTTAAAAGGTAAAAACCTACCATATGAGTTTTATCAAAAACATCAACCTGTAAGAGATGATGTGCCTTATATGAGAGAAACTTATTCTGGTGGTGCAATCAATACACTTGCAAACGAAATAACTAGTTGGAATAAAGCTTTATTAGCATACTCTGCAAGAGTTGCTGATTTAGCAAATGCTGCTACTACTGTAGAAGATGATCCAAATACCGAAGATATAAATGAAGCAGTATCATCTCCTTTGTCAGAATCATCTATTGCAGCTATAGGAAATGTTTATGATGATTTTTATGGACAAGATTTTTATGAATATAATTCAAACGAAAGTAATTATGATTATGGTCGGATAGAATTTGCAGTGCCTGAATTAATTAATGTTAATCATGGTATTTTTAATTTAGAAATAAGAAAAGCGGGGGTTCAAGGTGAAATTTATACAAATCAAAATACAAGAGCAATTAATGTTCCATTATTAACAAAACATGAGGCTGAAAATTCTAAATATAATAGGTTCACAAAAAATAGTATAAAAGCCCATGTAGAAAGTCGAGTTTCATCACCGTATAGTCAATATAGAAATGAGTGTCAAATTAGAATAGATAGACTTAGATCTGTTTATAAATCTGCGTCAGACGGTCTTATAAAACATGCCATACCATATGCAGTGTATTTGAAGGGGTTATTTGCAAATCCTACTGAAGCAAGTTATTATAGAAATGATGATGATGTTTATCCAATACCTGAATATTTAATATCAGAATTGAATCAAAATATACTTTCTAAAGAAATGGCATTATCATTATCAACAATAAGCGATGATTTAGATGATGAAAGAGATAGTACAAAAATTATTCAGTCGAAAGCACAGAGACAAGTACGAAAACGCTCGTGACATATTTAAAAATGTTAGGGAAAATGTAACGGTTAAAGGGGAGTGGCTAAAGGGAAAAAAAGAATATAGAAGAAACAAACTGGATTATAAAACATATTATGCAGTTGTTTCAAAGTTTTTTGAAATATTGATAAGAGATGTAGTGCATCGAAATGAACTTGTGCATTTGCCTTGTGATTTTGGTTATGTGTACCTAGACAAAAAAGAACACAGCAGAGCATTTCATTATCGAATTGATATTAATGAATCTAATAGTCAAGGTAAACTTGTTAAATACAAAGTTCCAATATTAGATGATTACTATCACAAAATAGTTTGGGTAAGACCAAAAAAATATAGTAAATGTAAAATAATGCCTTTGGGCAATTTTAAAAAAGAAATAAGCAAATTAAAAACTACATAGATGGCAACTGAATTAACAGCACAATCTTTAACAGTAACAATAACAGAAGCATTAGCTGTAGATCATGCTAATGGTGAAACTAATGATATAGACTTTGCACAAGTATATACGCATACATATTCAAGTATAGCTAATGTATCTAAAAGAATTATAAAATTAGCTAATACAAATCTTACAGAAATAGCAACATTTGGTAGTGATACACAAAACGGAGCATTTGTTCGTGGAGATATTAAATATATAAGAGTTACTAATTTAGACGCATCTGATGCACTCCAAGTAGGTATGGATGACGAAGACTCTGATGCAGCATACACTTCAGTAGCTGCTGATAGTAGTATAATATTTACAGGAACTACTGTAGAGGGTGATAATGGCGGATCAACATTGGATAATGCTACAGCATTAAAAGTTAAGGGCGCAGCAAATCAACAATTAGAATTATTTATAGCATCATCGTAATATGCATGTACCAGTAAACAGAGTATTTAATAATGTATCAAGAAATCTTGGTCTACAAACCTATGCTAATAATCTAGACTCTTGGTCCGAATGGGCTTTTGAAGCTGAACAATATATAGGGAGTAATAAAACATTTTTGCAAAAAGAAATTGTATATTCTGCAACACCAGCACAAGCAACAGCACAGTTTTCATTAGAGGTTGATAATACAAATCTTGATAAAGAATATGTAGAAATAAATGGTGTAAGATTTATTTTTAGAGATACATCAAGTGCAAATTTTATTGGTACAGTAACAGACAGTTTTGAGGTTGCTATTGGTGTTAATTTAGCTGGATCACTTAACGCTTTTACTTTAAAAGTAAATCGAACATATTACGAAAAAATACAAGGGATAACAGCGTCAAATGATGGCGATAAAACTATAACACTAACTGTAAACGATAATGGTAATTTTGGTAATGATTACACTATAGAGACTAGTAATGGAATAAAAGTTACAAAGTTTTTTAGTGGAGGTAAAGATATACTTAACAACAAACAAATTAGATTACCAGATAGCTATGTAAAAGTCCTTAGTGTTAGAGCAGGTGATGCTATTATTCAACCTACAAGTTCACAATATAAAAGTAAAGTCTCTACTTTATTGGATAGATTTTACATAAATGGTAACAGAATTAATTTTACGGCTGATTATACTTCTGATGTAGTAGTGACTATACTATCAGTTCCATTGTCAGTAGAAGGTTATCCAATGATATTACAAGGACATGAAGAGGCTGTAGCTCATTACATTATGTGGAAATACAAACTTATTGGTTATTATGCTGGTGAAGTTCCACAATACATAGTTAAAGATTTAGAAAGAAGGTGGTATCAACTATGTGGTAAAGCAAGGGGTGATGATAATATGCCTACCTCAATAGAATTATTGAAAATTGGTAAACTATGGAATACAAAAATTCCATTGACATCTTTCAATCCACCATTGTATGACGGATTAAATAGTTATTAATGTCACAAAAAAGCGCACCTAAAGGTTTTAGTAAAGGTTTAATTACCGATGTAGATCCACGCTATCAATTAGAAGGATCATATAGAGATGCCATGAATGTTAGGGTAGTCAATACTGATGGCACTACATTTACCATAGAAAATATTAATGGCAATAGAAAGGTAGTAGATCTACATGAATTTGATAAAACATTTCCTGCTTCTTATTCAGGTGATGGCAATGAAGTTTCAGGATTTTCAAGTTCATACTTTGCAGGTACAGACTTTAGACCAACAGGAATTGATGGTCAGCCAATGTCACAAGCCGCTAATATAGTTGGTCATTTTTCATTTAGAAATGAATTAGTAATTATTGTTTGTGGTTATATATTTTATGGAAATGCAAATGGATCACAATCGACTGGTGATTTTAGAACAGCTTTTTTTAAAATAGTTTTTAATGGTGAAGGTGAGGTAGAAAAATTTATAGATTTAAGGGTAGCGTATAATCCTGTTTCAGGAACTAATGAATTTCCTAATCTTAACATGCATCCATTTATTAAATGTAGAGTTGAGGGTATAATAGAGAATGATGCAATATCAAGAATATATTGGACAGATAATAAAAATCCATTAAGAACATTTTCATTAAATGATCCTGATATTCACACAATGAATCCTTCAGAGTTGGATATTACTCCAAAGGCAACACATAATCAAATAGCATTAAAAAGCACAATTAGTGGTTCGTTGCCAGTTGGTGTATATCAATACTGTTATAAATATATAACAGATGCTGGATCAGAATCAGGAATATCACCATTAAGTAATATTTATCATATATCTAATACAAGTAGTGCAAGTTCTGCTACATATTATGGAGGTACACCAGGATCTTTATCTAATGATGGTTTTTTACTTAAAATAACAAATTTAGATACAAGGTTTGATGCTATTACAATATATGCTGTATATTACAATTCTTTAGGAGCTGTTCCTCAAGTATCAGAAGTAGCCACAAAAAATATTTTGGCTGATGCACAAATAGAATTTAAACATACAACTTTAACTACTGTAATTGAAAATGGTGTAGAAAACATTTTAATTCCAACAAATACTTGGGATGTTTGTAAAGACATTGCAATAAAAGACAATGTATTATTTGCTGCAAACCTAAGACAAAAAAGAAATTTTGTTACTGAAAAAGAATGGAATGTAAAAGTTTTAAGATATAAACTTGATGAAACTACTTTAAGTGGAACTGCAATACCTTCTGGTGGATCATTAACAACAACAGATTCTGCTGTAAAAGATTATTATCATCCATCTTCTAGTCAATACAGTCCTGATAATGTGGTAGAAGCTGGTAGCGCAACCTCATATGTTCAAGCATCATATATAGGATACAACATACCAAGTGAACACAGATATTTACCCACGCAAGGTACTTGTCTTTGGGGTAATGAAAAATTTGCTCCTAATGTAGATGCAGATGGTAGATCAAGAAGAATATTGGGAGGTGTAAGCTATGCATATTATGCTGGTGAGGAAACAAATAGATTGGGTGGGTGTATGTTTTCTTTTAGACAAATACCAAAAATATCAGATACAAGAAACAATAGAGGTGGTGTAAATAGTTCACAAACAGAATTTATATCTACCAATGTAACAAATCCATCAATACAAACAGACAATTTAGCAGGTGCTGATGGAGATAATAATAATGTTGATACAGAATATACTGCTAGTTTTACAATTGGATCTAATAAAGATCCCCATGCTTCAGGTAATAAGAGAGGTTATCAAAGAAGTGAAACATATAGATTTGGTGTATTAGTGTATGATAAAAATGGTGATCCTGGTAATGTATTATGGATAGGTGATATTAAAATGCCAAATCATTATGATAAAGCCTGGGAGCTTGATTTAAAAAATACTGAATTAGGTAGAGATGCTACAAACGATAGAACTAAATGGAGAGAAAATCCATACGCACAAGATTATAGAATAAGTGCACATACTGATATGCCTGTTCCTGGTCATGGTGTGCAATATGATACAAGTAGTTTTGACTTTGGATATGATATGGCGCATTTAGCAGATGTTGTATATCACGGATCTACAAACTATACTACAAATGTATCTCCGCAGATGTATGGTTTTTGTGCAGGTCCAGGAGAATCAGGTTATCATTATACATTAGATTTAGCAATTGATTTTACCTTTAAAATACCGCCACATGTAAGAGAAAAAATATCAGGATTTAGAGTAGTAAGAGCTGAAAGAACTGAATCAGATAGAACTATTATTCAGTCAGGATTAGTAAATCAAGTTTGTAATTATGGAAGATCAGAACTATCTCATGGATATGTAAAAGGAAAAGGCACTAGCTTTGATGGCGGTATTGGAGCGGAAAAGGTACAAGCTGGTGATACTGCATCTATTGTAGCTGAAAATACGGATGAAATTTACGATAGAGTTTTAAATGGATATGCTGGTGTTAATGCTGGATCTAATAGTGTAGTAGTAAAAGATGGTGATGGTAAACCAAGATTTTTAAATGAATCTGAAAGCAATCCAAAAACTCTTAAAAATATATATGGAGCTGGTAGTGGAGAGTTTGGATCATATGGTAAAATGTTCCATCCAACCTCAAACTCTAGTACTGAACCATTTATAGATGTACATACACAAGCAAGGGCAGGGCTTATGTATAGTCCAGATAGTACATTTGGTATTAGACCATATGCATTTTCTGGTGAAGATAAATTGCAATGGGTAAGTATACTAAAGCTGTATAATGAAGAAAGGATGAATAATAACGATCTTCAAGAGCATGGAACATTTATAGCTCCTAGTAGTGCACATGGATTTGACAGTTGGTCTGGCATTTTATCTTTTGACTCTGATACTGCTGGCAATTTTACTACTATGTTGGAAGGTTCACAAAGTTCTTTACAGTATCAAGCTTTAGGAAATGCTGATAATCAAAGAGATCAAGGTTTAATATTTTCTACTAAAAAAATAACTAAAGATAATGAGTCTGGTGTTATGGTAGCTAAATGCGCTGTTTTAGATACATATTATGAGCCGTATATTAGAAATTATCCTACTTATAATGGCAGTGGATATACAACACAGTTATATGTTTCTATAAATGGTGTGAATAATTATGAAAATGCTTTTTTTAACGATGTCACCGATCCAACTCTTTTTGCAGATAGTTCTACTGCATTTAGTGGCTCAACTAATCCAGACGCTTCATTTAACAATATAAATTTGTCTGGTGTAAAATCACCTGTAAGTCGTCCTAGTTTTGCATATAATTCTGCTATAGAAAATGCAAAGGAAATAGGTCAAGGTGAATTTGTTCCAAAAGATTTTTTTACACAATTTGTTAGTGAAGAAAATGGAGGAAAAGAATGGTATATTGAAAAAAGAGGGTTTTCAAATTTTTCATTGGGAGCTAGATATTTATATGCACCAAATACATATGGTCATACTTGGATGTATGGAAAAATAACAGATACAGAAGGTGTTGATTTAGCCTATGAAACTGTATCAACTTTGCAAATGGGTACGAGAGCAATACTTATTAATACTAATAAACAAATGATGCATATGCCTGATGTTATGCAAATAATACGAGGGCAAAGTTATTTGTGGAATAAATCATCTAAGCCTTTCATAGAATCAGATGGTTTGGTATGCGCTCATTCAGCTGTAGCACAACCATATTATTACTATGCTAATATATATAGATTCAATGATGCTCAATATGGTGGAGATTCATTAGAAGCAATACAAAAAACTAGATGGGTAAATGCGGGTAATTTTCATCCTATTAATATAGACACATTAGAACATCATACTACAGTCTTGGGTGGAGATACATTTGTTGGTTTGTATTCACATCAAATGACAACATCACCATATCCAGAAAAAAGTTTTTCTAAATGGGTTGTATTCCCATGTGAGTCATTTGTTAATACTGAAATGAGAAGTGGTTTGCATCTAGCTGCTAATGACCACGTAGAAGGTTTTGATCAAAATAATCCACCATTTAGTAATGATTGGTTTTACAATGATGTATACTCTCAAGAGAACAATCTTAAAAGCTATTTATCATTACAAGATGATGAACAGCAGTATACTGATTTGCCTGTAGAAATAGCCTACTCTAAAACAAAACTATCTGGTGAACAAACAGATGCATTTAGAATATTTCCAATATTCAACTTTTATGATGTTGAAGCTATATATGGACAAATTAATAGAATCATTAATTTTCAAAATGAAATACACTTTTTCCAAGAAAATGCATTTGGTCAGTTATTAGTAAATCCTAGAACATTTTTACAAGATACATCTGGTGTTGATTCTATATTTACAGGATCTGGTGATACAATCGAATCGCATCAATATATATCCATTAAGTATGGTACTAAACACATGCATAGCGTTGTAGCAAGTGAACGTAATTTATTTTTCTTTGATATAAGATATGCTAAGCTATTAAAGTATGGATCAGATAAAAAACTTGTAAGTATATCTGATGATTTAGGAACAAGAGATTTATTTGAAAAAGCTGTATCATATGGAAGATTAAAAACAGAACAAAGATTCTATGATGCTATAAGAGTAAGTATGTGCGATATGCCTTTGTATTTTGTTGGTATACATGGTGCATTTGATTATTCTTCAAATACGCTTTATATGACTTTTGCAGATAGAATTAGAATTGATGCAAAAGATACAGTGCTACATCCAAATGGTAAATATTTATATACCAATAATGAAGGGCAAATATTAGGCATTGATCCAATGTATGAAGGGTTAATAGAAACAGGTATCTTTCCAGAAAAAACTATAACAAGTACTACTGTTTCGTACAATGAAGATATAAATGCTGTAATTTCTAAATATAGTGTTTATCCACAACAATGGATAGAGCATAATGGTAGATTATATACGCCACAATCTCAGTTACCATGGGGGCAATATTTTAATGATCCAGGTGATGATCTAAATGGCTATGAAGATGGATTTAGAAATTCAAATAATAATTTTGGTCAAGGTTTAACTGGTGTATATGGACCAACAGGAGCTAATATGTCAGGATATAGGTTTAGCACACATGAATTATCAGAAGGTAATTTGACTTTATGGGAGTGGGATGCTGCTGATGAAAAAACACGTTTCTTTGGTCAAGAAAAATTACACAATCCAATTGATCAAGATGTGGCGTATGCTAATGATGAATATGGAACAAATGCTTATCCTATATATGATTTTAACAATCAAGAAGAATTGGCAAGAAGAATTATACATAAATCATATATTGAAAAAGTTATAACTGATGCGCCTGGAGAAAATAAAAAGTTTGATAATTTAAATGTAGTAGTCACAGTTAAGTCTAAACAAAATTTGTCTAATAATATTTTAGCATATTTAACAAATCCAGATCTTACTACAAAAGTTGTTAGAAGAGATGAAGAAAATTTAAATTCTTCAATGTATTTTGAGGACCTACAATTCGAATCTGAATCATTTCCAAGAACAACAATTGGAATCAGTACTACCAATACTCCAGGTTATCCATCAACTACACAATTCAATCAGACATTACACAAGTATAGAGAAGGTGTATTAAGAATACCTTTGCGTAGTGAACAGTCAAAGCAAAGAGTTGTTGGAACATATATGAAGGCTACTTTATCTGCAAGAACTACCGAAAAATTTAATATATTTGCAATAATGGCTAAATACCGTAAATCCTACAATTAAATGGAAGATAGATTTAGTATAATGAGATACATGCCCTACCTACAGCCAGGAGGGAACACACTACAAGGAATAGAAGCATTAAATAGAAGAACAAATAATGTAGTACCTGCATTTACACCTTACTCTATGGCTCCTAGTCCTGGAACATCATATATGGATTTACAATCAATGAATCCAGAGCCAATTGATCCATTTTTAGATTATCAATCACCAGGAGCTTTGTCAAGTTTATCTACAGGTTTGCAAGTTGCACAAACTGCACCACAATTACTAAATTTAAAATTAGGTAAACAAACATTAGGTCAGCAATTAGGTGTAAATTTAAGTAGACCTAGTACACAGTTAGGTAATCCTTTTACAACAAATGTATCTGCTGGAACATTTACTCCACAAACACAATTAGGTCCAACTGCTAGTGCTGGTGGAGTTACCGCTGGACAAGCAGCAAGTAATTATTTTAGTAATTTAAAAGGTGGTAGTGTATCAGCAGGTGTACCTACATATATTGCAGGAAGACTTATAAGAAGCGCATTTGATGATGATGATCCAACTACATTTACGGGTGGTGAAATGGCAGGTGCAGCTATATCAGGTGCAGGTGCAGCAAGTTCTTTAATGGCGCTTTCGCCAAAACTAGCAGCTTTAGGTCCTGCAGGTATAGCTTTAGGAATTGGTATATCTTTATTTGGCGGAGCTAGAAAAAGAAGAAAAGCTAGAAAACTACAAAAGGCTTATGAAAAAGCTTTAAAAGAAAGAGAAACTGAAATAAGAAAAATGTATCAAGAATCTGTAACAGAATCTAGAGAACAACGAGAAGGTGAAACACGAGCTGCCAACTATATAAAAGAAGCATCAAAATTTATGAATCCATATGGAATGGGTAATATGGAAAAAGGCGGTAAAATGCCAAAGTTTTTTTTAGGCGGATTAATTTCAGACATTTTTAGTGGAGCAGCAGATATAACAACAGGAGCTATTGATGCAGTAGCAAATATAGGTGGAGGTGCATTAGATACAATTGCAAATATAGGGAGTGCAACAGGTGGTGCAGTAGCTGACATAGCAGAAGCTACTGGAGCAACTGATGTTTTAGATGCAGCTGGAGAAACAGTTCAATTTGCAGGACAAACTTTACAGCCATTTGTAGAGGCTGGTGGAGAAGTTTTACAAATGGGTATAGAATCAGGTATAGATTTAGCTATGGATACTGTTGATTTTGCAGGTGGAATGGCGCAAGCAGGAATGGAAACAGTTGGCAAAGTAGCATTTCCGATTATAGAGGCTGTAGGTGAGCCTTTAGCTAATATAGTTCAAGCAGGAGGTAGTGCATTATTTGACTTTATACAAGGTGACGATGATGAACCACAAATAAATTTACCTCCTATACAAGATCCTAATATACAAACTGCAGAAACAGTACAAGCCCCTAATATAGTAACAGTAGATCCTTACACAAATAAACCTGTAACAAAAGCATTAGATTTTAGTATGGGATCTGGATCTGCAGGATTTGTAAGGCCAGAAGATGTAGAAAGAAATAATATATATTCAGAAACACAAGAATCAATATAATGAAAGGGCCAGAACAAATAATAAATAGATTTTTAAAACAACAACTACAGCCAGGATACTTACAGACTGTAATGGGTATGATAAATCCACAAAAAGAAGGATTTAATACAGACGGTACAGTCAGTCCATTTATACAAAAAACAGATGATGGTAAATTTGTTGTAAAACAAGGTTATTCAATTGTAGGTAAGTTTAATAATTTAGATGATGCTAAGCAAAAGAAAAAAGATTTGCCAGCATTAACTGTAGATGGTATTAAAGAACTATTTAAGAATGATTTAGTTAAATCTGAGAAATCTGCAAAAAAATATGTAGAGAGTAAAGGCAAAGTATTTGAAAGCTTACCTATTAAGAATCAATTTATACTATCTAATTATCATTTAACTGGAGATAAAAATGAAGATTTTTTTAATGCAGTATTAAATAATGACTATATGGGTGCTATAAAAAATTATAGAAGACCTAGTATAGAATCTGCAAATGAGTTTTTTAAAAATGTAATGTTTAATGGTCCTATTAATAAAAATGATTTAGCTAACACTAATCAAGCACAAAATTTTGCAGATAATATGCTAGATCAAATCTATCCTGATATACCAGATGATAAAGTTGCTAAAGGAGAAAAGGGAGGCAAAGGAGAGGTTATTGCAGAGTTTACAGGCGGTGAACTTGTAAACAATAAAGAAGATGAGATGAGAGATGCTATGGCTAAAGGCCAAGATGATAAAGCTGCAGAGATATTTAGATCACAAGTAAAAGATAAAAATATAACTCCAGGTGAAGCTAGCCATAAAACAAACCCATTACCTGTTGCAGAGGATGGAACTATAATGGATAAAATGGGTAAAAGCACAGGCATGAAAGCTGAGCCAGGCTCAGGTATATATGATCACATAGAGGATCAATATGATAGTAAAATGAGTAATAAATCCATAATTGATATGATCAAAAAGAATCATGATAAATGGAAAAAAAATAATATGGATTAATGGCTAAATTATCAGACATAGGAAATGTAGTAGTTCATCCTGCTGAGATATTCGATTATCTAATGACTAAACCTAAAATGACTGAGACTAAAGCTCTTGGCATTATAGCAAATATAAAAGCAGAATCACAGTTTTATGTAGATGCTGTAGAGATAGGAGATATGAAGAATAAAGGAATAGGATTGTTTCAACACACCTTTCCTGCAAGAAAACAAGCATTTCTTAAAGCTGTGCCTGATTGGAAAACTAATTGGAAAGGACAAATAGATTTTGCATTACAAGAAGCAGAAGCACAAAAATATTTAAATACTACTTTTGATTCTGTATCTGATTCTACAAGGGCTTTTATGTTAGATTTTGAAAAACCAGCAGATCAATCAGAAGAAGCTATTAAAAAAAGAGTTGATGGTTTAAGTAATATAGATGAATTAGATTTGCCAGGAAATACGAATGGTGAGCCTGATTTACAAGTAAAATCACTCGAAGAGTATCAAAATTATTATGGTCCAGATGCTACGATAATGCAAGTAAATGCAAAAGATTATATATCTGTACCTAATGGTGAGGGTGGCTTTGATCAAATACCTATAAAAAGAGCAAATTTAGAAGTTAATGTAGCTGCAGATGTTGAAAGACAGCAAAAGCTTTCAGAGCAAGCAGAAGCAGTTATTAAAGAAGAAGAAGATACAAGAGTCACAACAGAAATGTTAGAAGATGCAGAATCTGAATTAGAAGAGATTAATGAAGAAGAGCCATCTGTAGATTTTGAGGACGGTAAAATATTAACAATGGGTAATAGAAACTATTATGTCTTTAAAAAAGACGGAGAGTTTTTTGCATTACCTGAAACCTCATATAAATCTGAAATAAGAAAACATGCGGGAGGCGATGTAGCTAATCATATATATTTAAAAAAATTACCATTCAATGAAGAAAAGTTAGTAGAACTAATAGAAGATGGTACTATTATATATGATGAAAATTATAGTGCTAATGCATTACCACCAGTACAAGAGTTTGATCCAAATAAAATAGATATAACTATTAAAGATGATGGTTATCCTGATGATTTTGATAGAAATAAACTTGTAGATCCTACGCCATTAGATTTAGATCCTGAAGCAGATGGAAATTTACAAAACTTTATAAATGAACAACAAAACAAAGAAGGTGATAAAGATGGTGATGGTGTAAAAGATTCTGAGGATACAGATATAACGCAAGACATAGATCCTAATGATGCAGATGGCGATACTGTTCCTAATTTTTTAGATCCTGATTTTACTAATCCTGCAGCTACAGACAAAGATCCATATGAAAAAGTATCTACAACTAACTATATGGATACTCTTGGAGATTTAGGTAAAGTGTTAGAACAAGGGCTAGGGATAGTGGAAGAGGTAAGAAATTTAGTAAACAATAAAGAAGATTTAGAGTTAGCAGCTTTAGGTAAGCGCGCATATATGGAATCTTTAAAAACTATTAAACCTAGTAAAATACCTGATCTTTCTAATATGTATAAAGAACATATGAATCAATTAGGACAGCTTTCTAAAATGGGTTTTAGTGTAGAAGAAGCACAAAAAGCTAGAGCTGAAATAGATGGAGCATATGGTAAAGGTATTGAAAATGCAGTTAGAGGTACTGCTGGTGATAGGGCTAAATTTCTAGCTATGTCTGGAGTATTAGATAGTAGAAGACAATCTGCGTTATTAGATTTTGCAGCTAAAGATGCAGAACTAAATAGAAGAAATTTAGATTCATATTCTAAAGCTTTATCTTTTGCAGAAGAATATAACTTAAATAAATCTAAGGCAGAAAGAGCTGACGAGTTAAAACTTGAAATAAGCAGACAGCAAGGTGCATCTAATTTTGCACAAAAAGTATTTCAAACATTACAACAAAAACAAGCAGATGCACAGTTAAATCCTATTATTAGAAAATATAAAAATATGATAACTAATAATATGGCTAATAACTCTATTCTGCCTTTGCAAACACCTAATATGTTTGGTATACAGAATCCAAATTTATATAACATATATGGTACGCAATTGTATAATACAAATACACAGAATAATCAAAACACAGGGAACTAATGGACGCATTTGGATATAACGCATTAAGTGGATTTCTAGGATCTAGTAATATAAAATCTAACAAACAACAGCAGTTAAGATATTTAGATAGTATATTAAAATCACAAGAACGACAACAATTATTAGAGCAGCGTGATGCAGAAAATTCACAAAACATTATTAATACAGCGTATCAAGCTGCTTATGATTCTATTACAGGTGATCATGCTAGACCTAAAGATGTATTAGAATTTGAACAATTATCACAAAGTCTATTAGAGCCTATTAATGAAAAAATTAGAAGAGCAGGTGGTTATCAAAAAGCTAAAAGATTAGGTATTGATGCAGACTTAAAAGCTTATGCTTTTAAACTAAATAATAATGAAAAGGTTGTGCAAATGAAACAAAATACAGCAAATTACGCAAAGTATTTTGAAGCAATAAGCAATCCTGAAACTGCTAATTTATTTCCACTAAGTGATTTAAAATCTATAGATGCTTGGCATAGAGGCGAAACAGATGTTATACAATATAGAGGACATTTAGATGCACCTATAGATCTATCATTTATAGATGAAGAGCCTCTTAATAAACGCATTGAAGAAATAGATTATGTATTAGCCAATAAAGAAACTTTAGCAGCAGACTATGCTTATTATGTAGCTTCTACTATGGGATTAGATAAAGCTAATGAAAGATTGCTTCATGATAGAGCATTACATAACCCAGAAGAAATAGTAACTTCAGGATATTTAAAACAAAGATTAGGAATAGATATAAGTGATCCTTTACCTATTAAGTTTGGAACAAAAAATATAGAAACAACATTACCTGATGAATTGCTTGAAGCTCAACAGCTTACTATGGGTAGTGGGGTGCGTGCAGCTGATTTACAAGACTATGGTGGTGTAAATTCTTATATAAAAAGCAAAAAAGGTTTGGATGCATATTTCCAATCTAATTTTGATGCGTCTGATGCATTAACAAATTTAGAATCTAAAGAAAGTGTTATAGCAGATGTTGCTTATGAATTGTTTGCTACAGATGACAAAACTAAATATAGAGTTTTAGAAGCTTATTTAGGCGATAAACTGTATAGCTCAAGAGGTGGTAAATTAAAAATTAATTTTGATGAAGCATTCTTAGAAGAGTCTTATAATTATAAAGGTGCATCAATGAAAGGTGATGTAGGATTAATGGAAACATTTATGGCTAATGATTTAGAAATAAATGGTATATTCTTAGGCATGAAAGCTGTATATACAGATAAAGCTACAGGAGAATTAAAAAGCAAAATACTTACAAAGGGTGTTAAAGATTTAGATCCAACAGATAGAGCTACATATATAAATAAAGTTTTAGAAGGTGTAGCTGCAGAAGAAACTGTTAAATTTATGCCTGCATATATAATGCAGTTAAATGATCCTGATATTTTAGCAGATGATATATATTATCACGAATTAAATCTAGGTAAAGATTATTTTATATCTGCATTAAGAGATGAAAACTATGATGAAAAATTATCATTTAGCAAAAATGCAAGAGCTAATATAGAAGCTGAAAAAATTACAAATAGAAAAAGAGCTGATCTTGATGAAAGGGTATTAAATAATCTTAATAATATTTACAAAACAGATGATGGTATAGGAATACAAACTCTTTATGCACAACATGCGCCAACAGCAATAGCTACTTTTGCTATGAATGATATACACAATCGAATGACTCCTTATATTATGGCTGATATATTTGACATGGCACAGCAAGTTACATTGGTGCAAAAAGATAGAAATCAAAATGCTAACTTTTCTACAAATGTCAATAATATATTAAGGAATTTTAGTAGTATTGCAAAAGACGATCCAAGCTTATTTAAAGCTTATCAATCAGGTAATCCAACAGCACTATTAGATTATTATAAAGTAAACAATAAAGATCTTTATAAACAAAAAGAAACAAGATTCAAACTTTGGAGCAAATATTTTAAATAATGGCAGACTTAAATAATAATACACCAGAAGAGGCTATTAATGAGTATGACCAGGGAATGACTGCTGGGGGAGGTATAGAATCTTTTTTACAGCGCATTGCTAATCAAGATGCAGAGCGCAACGAAGCTTTAGATCAATATGCTGGACAACAATTCGCACAAAGACAAACTAGTGAAATTCAAAAACAACAGTTGGGTTTAGAGTCAACTGGTGTAGGTATTGATCCTAATGCCGCATTAGCACCTATTGTTTCACCACAAGATGCATTTACTGTAGCTGGTGGTGTTATAGGTGGTGCACTAGGTGGTCCATTAGGTCTAGCTACTGGTATAGGTTTAGGTGCTGCAGCTGCTGATGCTACAGGATCTGAATCAATGTTATCAAGAAGTTTAGCTGCAGGTACAGGGCAACTTATACAGGGCACAGGAGATACTTTTGAATATCTTAAAGCTGTTGTAACGCCATGGGATGAAGATGTAGATCAACAAACCACTATAGGTGATTTCTTACAAAGAAAAGGTTCAGATATAATGAATGCTAATACTACATTTATTCCTGAAGAAATGAAATCTGTAGGCTGGAATCAATTAGCAGATCCAAGATTTTGGGCTACTGATGTAGCAAAGCTTTTACCATATTCTATGTCATTCTTTTTACCTGCAGGTGCAGCAGCTACTGCAACAAGAATAATGCTTAACTCAACTAAAGCATATAGAGCTGCATCAGCATTTGGTATTGCAGATAGATTATATCAACCAAAGATTGTAAAAGCTGGTAGAAAATTAGCTAAACAAAAAGGAGTATTAAAGGGAGAAAAGGTTGTAGTAGAAAACTTAAAGAAAACTCCAAACATTATTGCATCAGCTATAGGTGGTGGTATTGGTGGTAACTTTGCAGAAGGCGCTTTTGTAGCAGGAGAAACCTTACAGCAAGCTTTAGCTGATGGATTAACACCACAAGAAGCTCAAGCTGCAGCATCACAAGTATGGAGAGATAATACTAATTGGATTGCAGCAGATATAGCTCAATTTGGTTTAGTGTTTGGTGGACTAGGTAGACTAACAGCAGGTTTAAGAAATATACCAAAACAAGCTAGCTTTGGACAAAAAATATTGCCTTTTGTACAAGCAGGTGCTACAGGTGTTACTGAAGGTGTGGTTGAACAATACCAGGAAGTTTATCAAGAGTGGATAAAAGGTAGAGCTATTGCAGATCAAAAAGGTGAAGATTTTGTTACTTTTAGTGATTTTTTCAAAAGTGATGAAATGTTACAAACACGAGTAAGTGCTTTTGCTTTAGGTTTAGCTATGGGTTCTAGAGGGGGTTATGTAGATGCTATAGCTGAAAGATCGTATCAATTACAAGAAGCTGAAACAAGACTTGGAGAGTTTTTAGATAGAAATAAGTTTAATGCAGCACAACGAAATAGATTAGAGTATATAGCTTATACTGTTATAGATAGCAACGGTAATGCAGCCTTAGCAAAATCAAGGGTAGAACGAATGGTTGCTGAAGGACAAATGGATGAGCTTTTTGGAGAAGAAGCTATTGCTGCAATAGAACAAGCTGAAGATATATATAGAACTACTTATAAAGATAACTCTCTTAGTCAGGCAGGTAGAAGACAAATATTTTTAGCTCGTATGGAAATAGCAGAAGCTCAAATAAGTATTGAGGCTATAAACAAACAAAGACAAGAACAAATAGATTTTCATAATGAAACTATTAAAAATAAACCTGAAATATTAGCAGAACAAATTGAATTAACTAATTTAGAGCATGACGCTGCTGTTCAATTGCAAGAAGAACAAATACAAGCTAATGAAGAGTTAATTACTAATATAGCTTCATTAAGAGCAGGTAAACTAAGAAAAGATGGTAATGTTAAAAGATCATCTATAGGATTAACGCCTAAACAGTTTAGAGAGTTTACTACAGAAGGCATTGAACAACCTGCTCCAGTAGTACAACGTGTAGTAGATACTGTAAAGAAAGGGGCGCAAGCAGTTAAAGAAGGTGTACAAAAAGGCGTACAGGCTGTAAGAGAAAAAGGTGTAGTTAAAGCTACTGGAGATGCATTAGGTCTTGCACAAGAAAAAGCACAAGAAACTATTAAAAGTCAACCTGCACAAAATCTACGTACATTCTTACAAGAACAATTTGATCAAGGTAAAAACTTTGCTAAAAAGTATTTAAAACAAAATGCACCAAAAACATCTGAAGCATTAGAAAAAGAAATAAGTGCAGCAAGAGAAATATTTGGTGAGCGTGTTCCATCAGCAGAAGAAGTAAAAACTAAAGCTAAAGAAATAATACAGAAAATAAAAAAAGTTAATTTAGTTGGAGCATCTGGTAAAGTTTTAGAACAATTTACAACTTTTGTAGAAAAAAAATTACAAGATAAAACTGTTACAGAAACTGTGGTAAATATAGCAGATTCTTTAATTGATAAAACAAAAGATACTGCTAAAAAGGTTGTAGAAAAAGGTAAAAAATTAGCAGATCAGAGTAAAGAAAAACTTGATGAAGCTACAGAAAAAGTAAAAGCTAGAACAGAAAAGGTTAAAAAAAAAAGTAAAAGACCAACAAAACAAGTAGTAGAAGAATCTGTAAAACAAGAAACAACTGCAGAAGACAATACAGACAATCAAAGTCTTTTAGATCAAAGTAGTGAGTTTAGTAGAGAAACTCCAAAAAGAAAAGATACTAACGATAAAGAACCTGCTAGATCATATCTTGAAAGAGTAGATGAAGATGCATTTTTTATTAAAAGATATTTACGTTCAGCTTTAGAAGAAAAATTTCCTGGTAAAAATATTACATTTACAAATAGACAAGTTATAGAAGGGTTTGGCGCACCTGCATCTGCTGTATTTTTTGCAAGTACAATTATAGTAAATCCAAGAAAAGCTATGCAAACGGATTTGATACATGAGCTATCACATCCATATTACCAATCAATAGCAGGAACTCCAATACAAAAACGTCTTAATTCTTTATTAATTAAAAGAAGAATAGTTACACCAGGAGGATCTATTGAGGGTTTAATAGAAAATATTCAATATAGTTATCCTTTACTTACAAGATATAAAAGAGGTAAAAAATTTGTAACTGGTGGTGATATATTAAATGATTTAAGAAAACAAGAAAGAGCAACAATAGATGATGCTTTATCTCAACTGTTAGATACTATAGAAACATCATCGGAATCAGGCAATACTATTGCATATAAAAATGCAGCGCAATCTTTATTTTCATATTTATCACAAAGAGGTGATATAAAAAGATTACAAGATAAATCACAATATGGATTATTAGAGGAAGCATTTGCATATTCTAACGAAGAGTTTAATAAACGTGGAGGTATTAGAAATGTTATAGATAATAAAACAGATGCTAATAACTATGATAGTTTATTAAAGCGTATGTATAAACGTATATTTAATTTAGCTGATAAAGATGCAGGTAAGTCTGTTTTAGACAAAGTTTTGCCTGAAGTTAGATTAATGAACTTTGATGAAGCTATGACTTATGTTCAAAGAAACTTTAATATATTAAACAAAGACAATAAGTTTAAACAAAACTCTTACAGCAAAAATACTATGTTAAAGCAAGCTAGCTTTGATGCTATATCTACTGTTGGATTGTTTAGAATTATAGAACAAAAAGTATTAGCTAAAGGTGTCAGAGGTGAAGATGCTGTACAAGAAATAGCAAAAGAAATATATAAACAAAACAATAAAACATATAATACAGATAAACAAACTCCACCATTTGAAGTAACATCTGTAGAACATGACTATCTACTTAGAAAGATTAGAGCACAGGTAGAAAGATTATCTTTTGCAGAATATCAAAGAGTTGTAGATGGGCTTATACAATCTGTAGACGCTAGACTTAATCAGGGTGAAAGATCTGATGATTCATTAGTATTTAGTTTCAATCAAGAGAGTGAGCAGGTAGCAGAAGAAAACGATAAAGGCAATATATACGATCAAGAAGAAACATTATTTGGTGATACCACATCAAAGCTTATACAAGCATATGCAATAGAAGAAAGTAAAAAGAATGATAAGAACCCTGTAGATGTAAAAGATTTATTATCTGAGCTACATTCACTAGGACAACAAAGTAAAAAGCGTGATGTATTTACATTTGTAAATTCTGTTACTAATAGTGATAATGCATCTGTAGCTAGATTTGTAGCGTTTCTTAAATCTAAACTTAAAAAAGATGCATTTGTAGATGCTTTATTATTAGAAATGTCTATTGACTTTGCTAATAAAAAGATTGAAACTATGAAAGAGGTAGGGTTTATGAGAGGTGATAATAAACAAACTACTTGGGTGCCTGGCATATCATTTAGTAAAGATGAAGCCAGATGGCAATCTACACTAACTAAACAGGCTAATAAATACTTTAGACCTACAATACAAGAAGATAGAAATACAGTAAGAGATATGATATCTGCTATTGAATCTGGTAATGGTATAGCAGAAGCGCTTACATCTTTATATGGTGATTCACCTTATTGGGCATTTATTGATAAAAGAAAACTTACAGAAACAGGTAATCAATACACATTTGATAATAAAAGATATTCTTCATTAAAACAACTATTCCAATCAAGACAAAGTGATTTTGTACAAGGTGGTGTGTTACAAATAAAAGGTGGTTTTAATAAACTATTGGGCGATTTAATAGTTCAATCAAGAGCTAAGAACTACATTACACAAGTTAATGATGTAGCAGAAAACCCTACCTTAACTATTAATAAAGAAAACTCATTGCATAATAAAAATGAAAACTATGCAACTTTAGCACAACAAAATATAGACGCATACATTTCATTAATGAAAGGTTTAGGATTTATTAATGAAGATGTAGGTAGATATAGTAATATATATGCATTAATGTTGGCTGATAGAACAGGTAAAGAACATAATATAAGTATGTTGTCTGGTGTATTTAGCACACCTGAAAATGCAAAACAAGACGCGCGTAGAAACAGAAAATATGTTAAGATGGATAGTCAAGAGCTTATGCTTACAGACTTTAATGATTTTGTTTATGCGCTATCTAGATTTAATAAAGGTGAAACAGTATACTACGATCAACCTATAGCAGTATTTGGTGCAGCTAAAAGAAGATACTATGTTAGTACACCTATTGCACAAACTCTTAAACAAAGACAAAGGTTGTTACAAATGGCATTAGATGCTGGTTATAATGATGTAAAATATAAAGATGGTAAAAGAGTTAATCCATTTAAGATAGTTAAAAAGAAAGATGGTTTAGCTTTAGTAGGACTAAAGCAATATGCTAAAAAGTTTAAGAAAGAATTACTAAAAGATCCAGATCAAATTAAGCTTAATACACTTATAGGTGAAAAAGGGCAAAGGTTAAAACAAGGAGAAATAGACAATTATCTTTTAAACTATTCTATTAATAAATTTTTTGCACAAGAATTTTTTATAGGTAAACATGAAGAAAGTGAAAGTGAGATAGATTATATCAAAAGAGCAGAAGGAGCTATTAAAAGACATACGCCACACGATCGTAATACGCCTATAGAGTTTGTAGCATTTCAAGATGTAACAGACTTTGACGGATTTAATGCAACGGATGCACAAGCATATGTATTGCCTGGTGACGGTGAAATAATTCGTAAAAAGTTTGGATCTATGCGTAAGGTTGGCAATCAATTCAAACATGTTTATGATTATGTTGAGACTAACAATAGTAAGCTTATAGGTAAAAGAACTTTTGCTAAGTTTAAGATAGATGAAATAACTCCTGAAATGGAACAAAATAGTCCGTATCTTAAAAAGATAGCTAATATATTAAGAGCTAGAAAAGAACGTATAGGTGAGTCTAGACTTATACCTGGACCAGAAGTAACAGGACAGTTACACGATTTTATTCCAATTGCAACTTTTGAATCTGCTTTGAAATTATATGCAGGTGGTGAACAATATACATATGATTTAGAAAATACTACAGAAGATGAGGTTGTAGAAAGACAAGATGATATATATGTAGATGGAACTTGGGCAGGTGTGAATGGTGAAGGATTTGGTTTACAAGTAGAACTTGATAAAGAAAGACATTCATTCCATATGCCATCACAGTTATTTGGACATCATCACACTAATTTAGAAGCTGAAGAAGAAGCTATAGTATCTCGTATGCATGAGCTAGCAGCTAGAGCTATGGTAGGTTTTGAACAAAAAAGAAGTGGTAATGTTATATATAGTGATAAGTCTACAACTGAACAAAGACAAAAAGATACAGAATTTTTAAGCAAACTAATAGGTGAAGAGTTTTTTGGTAATTTGAATACATCATTATCAAAATATGCTCCAGGACTACATCCACAGTTGCACAAGATGTTGCAACAGTTAGCATCATCAAGACTTGTTAAGTTTGGAACTAAGGCTATGTTTGGCGGTACAATAGCTTATCAAACATCCCCAATAGGTAGAGATTTAAAGTCATATATTAAAGTATCTGACTTGGTTGATGAAGTATCAGGACAACAGTATAAAAATAATCTTAATGCATTAATAGAACAAGGTAAAGACTTTGTGGTGTCAGAAGCTATAATACCTGCATCTGCAAAGAAAGATGGTATTAAAGTAGGTGATTTAGTATTAGGCACACGTATACCTGCACACGGTAAACAATCGTCTGTAGTGTTTGTTGTTAAAGGTTTTGCAGCTGAGGGTGTAGATGGTGCAAGATCTACAATAGCTATACCATCAAGAGTATCACATGTTATGGGTGCTGATTTAGATGGTGACGCTATATATTTAAACTACGCACATATTGGTAATGTACCAGGTACAACGAAGATTAGTCCACTAGGACAAGAGGCTAGAGTGCAGACTAATTTACTAGAAGATTATCAGG